TCTGTTGGTTTAACACCGTAAATAGTATTGGCTCGTGTAAATACATTTGCGTCGTCAGTTGCTTCTGCGTCAATAAAGACAACAATTGAATCCGTATCTACTTCGTTGTTTGTAAGGAATACTCTAAGTACTCCATCTGCGTCAACAATAAATCCTTCTCTTTGGAAACTTGCTAACATTTCACCTTCGTAAACATCAACGCTATCAGCAACAAATGTACCTACATCAAACGCGATTCCAGTTTGAGGATTAATGTCAGTTGATAATACTTTTCTGGCCGTATACATTTGATCTGTGACGAATGAAAAACTTTCGCCTTGGTGATTCACTTTAAACTGAGAATATTTTGGAATTGTAATTGTTGCAGCTTCACGCGTTGGATCTTGAATAGCAACATATAGTGTCGCTTTAGCAGATTTACGAGATCTTGGAATATAGTTTAATTCTTTTGCATGGGAAACGATTGAGTTCTTAAGGACGGCAGAGTCAAGAAACATTTCGTTAAGTGCCATGTTTGTATAGAAGTTATTCTGATAACTATTAAACGCAAGAACATCTAACATGACGCTCATGTTTGAGCCATCAAAGTTATAATCCTTGAATTGCGTTTGTGTTTCTAAATAACTCCTAAGTTGACTTTTTATTCCGTCAAAGTCAAGTTCGGTAATTGGTGTTTTTGGATTTGCCATCTCTATCTATTCCTTTGTAATACAACGTCTAACTGTATTGGCTGTTCAACCTGTCTAATATAAAAAGTAATCCCAACGTAGACTTCACCATCGTCAGGCTTTGAACTTACTGCAACATTAATTAATTGAGCTCTTGGTTCATAGGTCTGAATTGTTGACGTTACTCTATCTTCTATTAATTTTAATGTACCGGGTGTTAAATTTTCAAATAACATCGCTCTGATATTGCCACCCATATAAGGTTGCATTAATCTTTCACCACGATCTGTTAATATTAAATTTTTAATTGATTCTTTAACTGCTTCCTCATCTTTGAGTAGCACTACATCAAATGAAACTGGACTCACAAGCAGATCTTTACGAAAATCAGAGTTAAGACTAATTTTTTTCTTTACTGGTGAAATGTAATCTGCTATTGCCATTATAGTATTTCTCTTATATCTAAATGAATCTTATTTAGTTCTGGGTAATCCTTAACATATTTAAATCCACCTTTTAATGCATTTTGAATAAAGGCTTTAGGATCTGCCATATCTCTTTTAACATCAATAACCAAACCACTCAAGTGTGAATTGTCTTCAGGTCCGTCTGCCTTTGTGTTATAAGCTTTACTTACCCAGCCTTCTGTTATTGTTAAAGGCTTTTCTGAATTCGTTGATTTCTGTAATCTTTCTAAGTATACTTTAACATCGAGATCAATTCTCGTCCAGGCGTATATACCAATACCTTCTTTTTCATCAAACGAATCTCCTTCGAGTCTAAATACGTCTGACGATCCATTAAATACATTACCACATCTTGGAAGGTTTTTATAGTCCGCAGCAGTAATAGGTTTAACATTCTGCGGTATTTTGCCCGTATCAGTCTTTTCATTACCACCAGGAGAAGTCCATCTACCTTGTAATCTATTTATTACCTCTTTCCTAGTTGATGGAGAATACCTTATAGCTCCTGCTCTGATAGCAGATGACTCATTGATTCTTGAGATGTTTTTAAGACGATCTACGATCGTACTGTATCGCCTTGTATAATCATCAAGGGGTTTATTAATGTCCCTTATCAATGATTCTATTGACCCTGCAAGTGCGCAGATCCTAGATACGATGTATTGAATCTCTTCGATACCAGGCGATTCAAATGCAGCTACTGCGTAATCAATTAAACCCTTTATCTTATCTTTAATACCTTTCTTATTCTCTTCAGTAAAGAATGCACACATTTGTTCTCTTGTTGTCATAATACCTTTTACGACTTTTGCATTCACAAATGTTTCCGCATCAGCAACTAGAGCCCCTGGATCAAAGTTATTAATCATATCAATAACTTCCTGAAAGACTTTATCAATTACTTCTTCAATCTTTTCTTTAATTGCTTTAATTAATTTTTTGATTAATTCTTCTGCAGTTAGATCTTTAATACCATCATAACCTCTTTCAATTTTATCGGCTAGTGCTAACGCGTCAGTTATGATACCATCAACCACTCCAATTAAATCAAAGAAAGCATCTACTGTTAAAAAGAATTTATCAAAGGCATCACAGAATCCACCTAAGATAGAAGTATTGAAATCATTCTTATAATACGCATCAAGGTTTCTTGCCAGTTTAGGCGCATCATTATCACTAATTAAATTAGCAGGTGTATAGTTATATTTTTGCATAAAGTCAGCAGTTTCAAGATTTGATATATCGCCTCGCTGCCATCTATCAGATAAATCAGGATAACTATCAAGACTGCCTATTCGTTGTCGAAGTAAACCATTTAAATAACCGGTTGCGTCATATATCTTATTACCGTATTTGTTAACTGCTCTGCTTAACGGATTTGTTTCTGCGTCTTGAAGTATGCTATTCGCAATCTCCTGAGTCACAAGATCAATTTGTCCGAGAGTATATCTTCCTGCACCATCAATGGCTGGAATTTTATTAATTAATAAAGTATTCTGAGTTACTTGATCATTCCCGTCTACGCATGCATCAACCATTATCTAAGCCCTCTTCTTGTTAGAGATTTCGTTTGATCTTTCGCCGAATCATCTAATGCTGAAATATATCCACCAGAATATCCCATCGCAAAATAACCACGAGGAATAATCGATGTTGACTTCTTAGGTGGTTCAGGCATCTTGGCTAAAGTCATTCCCCATGCTCCTAAACCAAGTGGTAAGAAGTCGGCAATAATTGCGCCAAACGCATTCACAGGATCTAATACTTCAGCAATGAACGCTGGACTATTACCTGTAGGATACGCCCAACCTGAAGTAAGTCCTGGTAAAGGAGCAACGATTGGAGCAGATACAGCAGGAGGTAATAATACAGGTAAAGTTGGTAATGATATACTTACAACTGGCGGACGATAAGCGCCATTATACGCAGCTCCTGTTGCCGTCATAAGTGGTGCACCCAAAGTAGTAAAGTCACCAGACGTTGCTACTACCGAAGTTGCATTAACTAATGGAGAAGTAACAATACTGCTTGAAGTAATTGCACCAGCGTTAACAACAGTCGTATTAAAGATTCCTGTATGTGAAGTTGTTACCGAAGCAATTTGCATCGATGGTGTAGTTAAACTCCAACCTGGTGTTGGTACAGCAGTTCCTGTTAAAGGAGTAGGTGGTATTAAGCCACTTGCTAAACTGATTATGTTTGAAGCTGTATTATGTATATCACCTGGAGTGGATAACTTAATTGCTTTCGTTGAGAATACATCGTAAGTATTTAACGCAGTTGCTTTAATATTTTTGGCAACAAAGTTTAATTGATTTCTTGCTTCAAATTGTATTTCCTTTTTCGCAAACAGAGTCATAATACCTGAGTTAGCTTCAACCTTAACTTCTGCTCCTCTTACATTAACTTGATCACTACCGTTAATATTTAATGAAGCACCTGAAGCAATTTCTGTATGACCATGTACAAGTAATTTATAATCACCTTCTATTTCTTCTGTCTTATTTCCTTTAACATAAACATGAGCGTTACCATTTACAGTAACTACACTATGTCCTGATGATTCGTGTTTTGTTCCAATATTAATTTCATAACGATCTGCAGCAGCTTTTTCAGAAACTGTACCTTTTGAATCTATTTGAATATATGCACCACTATCGTGATGAATCATAATTCTTTCTGCACCAGGAGAATCATCTAATTCAATACTATGTCTTCCTGATTTAATTACTCTATTAAATGGATATTTGGCTGCGTAAGCTGGAGGAGGTTCAGACCACGTTTCATCCATATCAGCAATCTTTTGATCATGTGTACGATTGGCTGCTTGTTGTAATAGATAAGTTTCATTTAATAATTCACCACGAGCTAATCTATCTGGTCCACCGCCTGCGTTAAAATCATTTGGATTATAACCTCTTGCTAATAGATCACCATTCTTTTCAGGAATAACACCTTCACCGTCTTTGGTTGGATCCGATACTGTATTATACATACCAGGTAATAAACCCAATATGATTGGATGTTGAGCCATCTTACCATCTAAGAACATTCCGTATACATAAGATCCTAATGATGGGGGTGGATTGTTTGGATCGTAATTACCTGCAGCACACATTGCCCACGGCAAATCGGTTGTCGCAATTTCTTCATTAGTTCCGTGCACGCCAAACGCGCGAACTCTTACTCGACCTTCGTGAGTTTCATCGTTATTACCTTCAACCATACCGATGAAGAAGAACGGATTACTTATTCCTGAACCATCAATCATATATCACCTTTCTGCCAACCATATTTTATTGCTTCCACCTGAGTCTTCAGAGTGTTTTGGTCCATCGAGTGGTCAACGGCAGCAATTAAATATTTACCACTCAATCTTTCGTTTTGTTTATTCTCTAACGCAATGTTAGGTTCTTGTGTAATTAGATTAATTACATCGCCTGGTACTAAATCTATCCTACCTTCAATACCCAAAGAAACTGTTGAATTATTTAAATGGTAATTATAAGCAACTCTGTTTTGAATAATCTCAACCATGTTTTGTGGTGTACGAAGTACTTGGCCTGGTATTGAAGTAACTCCATCAGGTTGCCAATCACGGTACACAACAAATTGTTTTGCGTTTTTATTTGTATCCTTAAACGTTTCAGTAATAAACTTATCTGAATGTACTGCACCAACGTTTGATGTTCTTGGCTGTCCTGACATACCAATGTATTTCTTTTTTGCTTTTTGATAATCAAAGTTATAAGAAGTACGCGTATGATTCACGAAATCAATTTCCATTACCGTATTCTTATAAGCACCACTATCGAGGTCAGCTGCTGTATCAACATGATTTGAATTTTCAAAAGATACAACGTTTCTTACCATTATGTCAGCATACTGCGACGCATCTTGTTCTGAAAAGCTTAAATAGTAAAAGTCTTTAATCTTACTTTCATTCTTTATTGCTCTTTTTAATAACCATTCGTCAGTTACCCAATAGTAACCATCAAAAGTTTCAAAGAAACGATACATGTTTGATGGAGATTGCGCTCCTGCTTTTGATTTACTTGCCAAAAAGTTCATTGCTTGAACTGGAGTATAATCAGGAATGATCGTTCTCATCTGACCATCGGATTCTTCGATATAAAACGCTCTACCTTTATTTGAACTTAACTGTAAACTTTCAGAGTTATCAGGCATTTCACCTACTGAAGTTGCCAGTGTCAATTCTTTACCTTGATTGAAATACTTTTTAAATAATTGCTTTGCAGCATGGGATCCTGATTTGTTTGTAAACGCAGTGATCACACTTTGTATTCCTGCCCTAAAAGTTGTTCTACTTACAAAATGTAATGTATAAAAATAGCCATCGCCTAGATCATTTTTAAATAGTCCATCAATTTTAATTATTTGACCTTTAATGTTTAATTCTGTTTGTAGATCATGCCCTTTAATTATTAATTCTAATTCTTCTTCTGCTCTTAATGGAAAATCATGTAACGTTCCAACTAGGTCTAATACCTTAAGCGTTCCAGAAAAAGAAGAGCTATAGATAGATTGCTTTAGATTAAATCCATATATCAAAGCGGTAATAGAAGCGTCTCTATTGTCCGCCGATTTAATCATAGCGCTTTCTATAGTACAATGAGAAGGATTAAAAGATTCAGACATTATTCAGTACTTACCGAGTTTTTGAATTCTCGTGATAGTTGAGCTAAGAACGAGTTATCGAATAAAAAGATTTCTTTTTTGTTATCATTGATTTGCTCTTCATATTCAAAGATACGATAAGGAACCCAATCTTCAGGAATGATTCTTTTAATGATTATCTTCTGTCCGCGTTCTGTACGCATAATCACGCGATCTTCTTTGCGAAGATAAATTGTTCGGAAAGATTCCGGTGCTAAGATTAAATTATCGACTGCCATTTGTTATTTCCTAAACTGTTTTAATATAATATATAATGTTTTCATCAATAGATTCATCTTTTATCCAATCAAGAACATCTTCTCCAATCCTTCCAGACTGCGCCTGATATTTATCGACCATATAGTCGTTAAACGTTTGAGCATTCATTGGCCATTCGTAATAAGGATCTATGATATTGTTTGCCATGTACACTAACCAAATGTAATCAACAGAACCATAATACGATAACGCAATATCTTCTGCCCTCTCACCTTCAGTAACTGTATAAGAATAATAAAGATAAGGGTTATTTGCGACTGCTCTTACAAACGAAGGCCTTCGAGATATATCTCTAATCTTTCTACCTTGGTATTCTATAACTGGAAAATGTTCAAAATATTTGGTTGCCATTATTTGTCGTCTCCTTCATAATCTTCAGCCGTTTGTATTTCAAGTTCCTTAAAGGTCATAGAAAGTTTAACACCTTGAGGTACACCACCTTCAGCAATAACAATTTCACCACTTGCTCCATAGTCAATATTAATACTATCGACCATACACGGTTTAAATTTAGGGAAGTGAGATTCATCAATACCTAATAGATTAATACTAACAGTAGCAGGATATGCTAAAAAGGCTCGAGCTAATGTGTTACTTGATAAAGTTCCTGGAACGTTGGCATTACTGTCATCACCTATGCCTTCCACTTTTGGTAATATGTTTCTTTTTATTGATCTTATGATTTTTTTAATAGCTAATGCTTCGTCTATACTTTCAGGATATAGTGTCCAATCAAATGTAAAGGTTCTTAGGTTAACTCCTTCGAAAGAAAGCGTTGCTTGAGGGTTAATTGCAGTTCCTCTCGAAGCACCCATTGCTTTACCTAATCCTGGAGAAAAACTATTTAAAGTATTTTGCATCATAAACGAAGCTATCTTGGAAGCTTGACCAACAGCTTGTTCTTGACCCTTATTGCCCGGAGTCATCTGTTTGGATAATGCGTCAATACCGCCTTTCATAGCGCCTTCACCTAATGAAAACAGATCTTTGGCAATGCTTGTAATGTCACCTGAAAATGCAGGAGCCAATGTATCAGCAATAAACGATTCTAAGAAAGTTCTTTCAAATCCAGTTACTTGAAGACCAGTTGCGTCTGTTAATGTACTAGGCATCGGAAGTTCAACAGCTAGTAAACCAGTTTCTTGAGCACTTGTAAATTGACTCTTTTTACCTTTCCCATCTGTACCTAGCGTTAATCCTGAATAATCATACTTCTTAAATATTAATTGAATACCGTGTGGAAACGCGGCTACAGGAAAATAGAGTCGTTCATCGCCACCGCTTGACATAGTTCTATTTGTTTTCGGTCTTGTCATTGTTTATTTCCTTTGCTGTCTCCGTCTAATTCTAATAAATATGTATACGGGTAATGTAATTATTTATAATAAAAATCGGAAAGTATATAATGTCATATAAAGGTAAATTTAGACCAAAAAATCCGCCCAAGTATAAAGGTGACCCTACAAAAATTATTTATAGGTCTTTGTGGGAGTTCAAGGTATTTAAATGGATGGATTCTCACCCAGATGTAATATGGTGGCAATCCGAAGAAGTGATTGTTCCATATAGATCACCGATTGACGGAAAGATACATAGGTATTACCCAGATGTGGTTGTACATAAAAGAGACGGTGCAGGGCAACCTCAAACAATTATGATTGAGATTAAACCAAGCAGTCAATGTAGACCGCCTGATATTAAAAATAAGAACAAGACAAAGACAGGTAGAATATCAAGAAGATATTTAAATGAAGTTAAGACGTGGGGTGTTAACGAAGCAAAATGGAAAGCAGCAAAGAACTTTTGCGCTGACCGCGGATGGCAGTGGACAATAATGACAGAAAAACATATACCAGGAGCACGTTAAGTGGCAAGCTTATTCTCAGATATTCTAGTAAAAGGAATAACATCAGGTCAAGTACCTGCTAGAACAAAAGGTGCGAGGGAATGGTACCGTAAACAAGCAACGTTAGCAGCGGGTAAAAGAATTACAGAAGATGAGATTGTAGGTAATACTGATAAAGGAAGAAATAAAGCGCAGTTGCGTGGTGATTCTGTTTACGGATCAATGTACTTTTTTAGGTATGATCCTAAACATAAAACTACTTTACCATATTACGACGCCTTTCCTTGCATATTTCCTATAAATAAAGTAAAGGGTGGTATACTTGGATTGAACATGCATTACTTACCACCAAAGATGAGAGCTCAATTAATGGATGCTCTATATACAACTGTATCAGACAAAAGATATGATGAGAATACAGCATTGAATATAAACTACAAGATTTTAAATAGTGCCGCCAACATGAGGTTCTTTGCACCTTGTGTTAAAATGTATTTGGCAAAACACGTAAGATCTAAGTTTGTTAAAATCAATTCATCAGAATGGGACACTGCGTTATTTTTACCAGTACAAAGTTTCCAAAAAGCTGGGTCATCCAAAGTTTGGGCAGACTCAAGAAAGATCGTAGCGGGGAAGTAATAAATGCCATTTAACATTAGTGAATTTAAAAGCCAGTTCGATAGATATGGCGGGCCAGCTATGTCAAATCTATTTTCTGTTCAGGTAACACTACCAGAAAAGCTTCGCGCAAGAATACCAGAAAATAATGCTTTTGATATGGGTCATACGTTTACTTTCTTTTGTCACAAAATTGATTTGCCTGCGATTGGTATTAATACATCTGATGTAGCATATACAGGACAAATGAAAAAGAAACACCCAACAAGAGTTCAGAATCCAGGTCCAATGACGGCATCTTTCTTTGTTGATTCTGATCATCACGTTTTAAAGTTCTTTCACGCTTGGGCTCAAAACATTGTAAATTATAATAAAGGCAATAATGCATTTGACGAATTAGACGGTAAACTTCCACATGAAGTTGGATTTAAGAAAGACTTTGCGTGTGATATGATTATTAAACATTATTCAACAGATTCTTATCCTGATGTATATTACGAAACTAAACTACAAGGAGTATGGCCAGTATCTATTGGAGCATTGGGTTTAGATTGGTCATCAAAGACAGCTCTTACATTAGATGTTCAGTTTACAATTACTGATATGTCATTCGATGGAGCAAAGTCAGGAAAAACAAATAGCAGATTATCGAGAGCAAGTGGCTTGTTAGATATCCTTGGAGATATCGCAGGCTTCGGAGACGCGGTAAGAGGAACATTAAAAAGCGGGAAACCGACAAGCATACAGGATGCTATCAATAAATTAGATAGACTTGGTAATGCATTTGGAAAAATATAAGTGATACAATTTTAAATTATAGGAGTATAGTATGGCACTACCAAAAATTAACTTACCGATCTCGGAATTGATTTTACCGAGTACAGGTGAAAAAACTAAATACAGACCTTTTTCTGTAGCAGAAGAAAAGATCTTGTTAGTTGCACAAGAAGCGGATGACGCAGAACAAGAAGTATTAGCAATGAAACAAATCATTTCTAATTGCTTAATTGAAAAAGATGTTGAAGAACTTGCATTGTTTGATTTTGAATATGTTTATTTAACATTAAGAGCACGTTCAGTCGATAACTTGGCTAAGTTCAAAATTAAAGATCCTGACACGGATGAAGAAATTGAATTAGAACTTGATATGAGAGAGATTGATATTGCTCGAGATGAAACTCATACAAATGAAATTAAAGTAAACGATGAGTATACTCTGTTTCTAAAGTATCCATCTATTAATGAATTCATAAAGATTGTTGGTATGAATAGTCAAGATCCTTTAGTTAACTATTTTGTAATGATTTCTTGTTTAGATACATTAGCTTCAGAAGATGAAGTACATAGTTTTAAAGATTATAGTGATGAAGATATTGAGTCCTTTATGGATAGTCTCGGTGGAGATGTTATTCGAGGAATTACTTTATTCTTTGAAACAATGCCGAAGATACGAAAAGAATTACCATATACGAATAGTGAAGGTAAAGAAAATACGTTTGTCGTGGAGGGCACCCGTAGTTTTTTTATCTAAGCCTTAGCCATATAACGTTAGGGCATTACTATCAAATGATTTTCTCTATGGCACAACACCACAAATGGTCTGTGTCTGAAATTGAGGCTATGATGCCTTTTGAAAGAGATCTTTATTTTAGTATGCTAGTTAATTGGATAGAAGAACAGAATGAACAACGAAAGTAATAGGGTTAATATAAATGGCTGAAACAACACCACCAAAGAAAAAGAATCTAAGCCCAGAGACTGAGGCTATAGTTAATCGTCTTAAATCTGAAGGAGATCTTGTAAGGAACTCTGGCACGAATTCGATTAAAGCAATTACAATTAACCTTGAGAAATTTACTGATGCTTTTGCTGCAATTCAAATAAGCTCTGAACAAACAGCTAAAGTCTTAACGGATTCTTGGCAAGGAAACGAAGTATTACTTCAAAATATTGATGAAAGTTTGAATGGCTTAGATAAGACAGAAAAAGCTGCTGAACTGGAAAGAAGAAAGGAAGTTCAAAAAGAATCTATCGCAAATAAAGAAAATAAGTCTGAATCTAGTATTGCCGCCAACTCTTTAAAGTTAAGTCTTATGAGTGGATTCAAAGGTCTAAAAGATGGATTCATGTCAATAAAGAAAGATCCGTGGGGTTCGTTATTAAACATTGGCAAGTGGGCAATTATATTACCAGTATTAGCCGGAGCGATTAAAGGATTACTTGATAAGATGTTTGGCGAAGGCGAAATGGGTAAATTCTATGACAGAATTTCAAACAGCCCGTTTGCTAAAATTGCTATGGAATATCCAATAGCAACTTTGCTTGGAAGTTTAGCTGCTATGGCCGGTCTTAAGTGGGCCACACTGTATGCCACTATGATGCTTGCTGCAAAAACCATGGGTGTTAGTGGTGGCGGTGGTACTGATGTTATAGGTACGGGTGGTGATGGCAAAGGCAAAGGCGGAACGAAGTCTAGAATCAAAAAGATTATCGGTAAGGTTAAAGGTAAAGGCGGACTTGTTGTTGGCGCAATATCGTTGGTAACTATTGGCGGTGTTCAGTATATGCTGAGTGACGAGGACGAGCCCATAGATCTTACAGCAGATATCGCAAAAATTAATGCTGCGGGCGATGCTGAAGATGCTGCAGTTACGAAAAAATTAGTAGATACGTTTGAAAATGAAAGAAAAGGCTTCGGAACAATTTTAACAGAAACTCTTACTGGTGCTGCTGTAGGTGGCGGGATTGGTGCTGTAGGCGGTGGTGGGGTTGGAGCTATACCTGGTGCAATTGCTGG